GAACGGTCAACCCGAGAAGGCCCAGCAGATTGTCGAAGCAACGTTTGACCAGTACGACACCAATCACAAGGACGCCCCGCTTCGACCTGATGTGCGCGATGCCCTGCGGTATCAGATTCAGGAACACCTGAGCGCGTTGACTAAGTCTGTCGGAGTCCAGCTCAACGCCTCCAACGAGGCGAGCTTCGCTGAAGGGTTTGACCGGATTGATGATGGGACCATCAAGGACATGGTGGTCTTGAGTACATGGACGAAGGATAGACACCTTGAGCCATCGCAGGTCGCAAAGCTCACCGACTACTTCGTAAACAACGCTGGCATCGTCCGCACGGCTGCCGCGAACTACGCGATCTCCCAGCACGAGAAGATCGTGGGTCGCATCGGCCAGTCGATGGTTGCCGCCGGATTTGCCCAGATTGACTCCGATGGAAAGAGCGCCTTGCCGCAGTACCGCCGAGACGAAGCGCAGCAGATGGAGGACCGTTGGAAGTCGGAAGCGAACGGCAGGGTGCAGGAATACGTCCGTGGTGACGTGGTCGATCCGACCTCCGGACTCACCTACCAGAAACTGAAGGAACGGGACGGCGTCGCCCTGGCGAACCGATCCATCATCAATGTCCTTGACAGGTTCTATGACGAGAAGGTCAAGGCTCTTGACGTTCAGTACAAGGCCGAGAAGGCCGCCAACGACGCTGGCGTTCCCAACGCTTCAGCTGATCCCATGATGATGTTCGCCACGGACCGCGCCGCCGCCCAGCACTCTGCGGTTGTCACGGCTACCACGGCGTTGGAGAAGGCTTCCGCTTCGGTCGATGACCGTAATACCGTGATGGTGAATAGCCTCGGCGATTACGTCAAAGAGATGAAGGGGCTGATGTATGACGTTGGTATTGGGTACGGCGGCGCTTTCGACGTTGACGCTTACCTCGTTCGCCTAGGGGAGATGAACAGAATCGCAGACCGATACGGCGTCAGCGAGGTCAAGAAGCTTCATTGGTGGAGGCCGGATTCCGCCGTCTCATACACCCGCGAGGGCATCAAGCAGATGTACGGGTATGCCAAGCGGTCCGTCGGTGCTGGACTGAGCCCATCCGAGATTGTGAACGACCAGACGGCGGAGGGCCTTCCTGTCTTCAACTGTGTGCTCCCACGACGTGAGGATGCCGTGGACTTCGCTTTCACGGTCCCGATGTTCCAGACTCCGGCCCAGATCCGGGACCCGGAAGCAGTAAACGATGTCATCAATGCCTTGGGGATCCCGGCGAACCTTCGTGCCAAGTTCATCCTGCGTCAAAAGACCTTGCTTGAGATGAATATGAATCTTCGTCTCAACCGGAATCCAACCGACAAATTGAGCCCAGTAAAGTAAAAGATGCAAGACGACAACATCAGCGGGCAGGGATTCTCGCAAGAACAGCTTGACTCCTTGCTTGGTGGATCATCGGCTGAGCCCATTGATCCGTACACCACGGTCCCATCGAACAAGCGTGTCTACGACCGTCCCATCTTCGACCTCACCGACACGGTCTACGCCGTTCCCCGTGGCGTGGTCGGGTTTGCCAAGAGTGCGTACAACCTCGTCGATGCGGTGGACAACAAGACCGTGGACTGGATGCCGACGTGGGAGACGAATCCCCTCGGTACGTCGCGGTCAACCGTAGGTGGGTTTGTCGAGGGCATATCGCAGGTTGTGACCGGGTTCTCCGCGCTTACCGGGGCTCTTGGTGTTGTTTCAAAGGCTCCTGGAGCAATCGGCAGCGCGGCGTCGTGGCTTGCTTCTGGTGGCGAAGCAGCCGGCCTTGGCTCCACCCTGGCCCGCGGCGTCATCAAGGGCGCTGCCGTTGACTTCGTGTCGTTCGAGGCGAACGCCGGCCGTCTGTCTGACGTCCTGACTGAGTCCGACAACCCCATCCTCAACAACGCTGTCACGCAGTACCTGAAGTCGGACATCAACGACGGCGAGTTCGTCGGGCGCTTGAAGACCGCGCTGGAAGGCGCTGGCATCGGTGCCGCGCTTGAGTCCACCATCTACGGGATCAAGGGCTCCGTCAAGGCGATCCGTGAGTATCGCCTGAAGCTTGCGGAGGGCGCGACAAGGGAAGAAGCCGTCCGTGCCGCCGCCGAGGTTGCGGCGAATGACCTTGAACACGCTGAACGTCTTGGGTCAGAAGTTTCAGAAGAGAGCAAGGCAACAGCAGAAGCATCTTCGGAGGCAGCTGCTCAAACGAGCGCGGGGGAAGAACCCACGGCAAACGCGCCAGCTGGAGAACAGCCGGCTGAAGCGAACAAGAATGGATCTCAGCCTACCGCGGTTACTCCTACTGAAGGATCTGCGGCTCCTGCTCAAGAAGGGACTCAAGCATCGTCCCAGAGCGGGCCGAACGGTGGTCCCAACTTCGGCGTCGATGCCGCACGTTCGACAAAGAGTGGGCTTTCTCGTCCCGATGTCATCAAGCGAATCGTTGACATGGTGAAGACGGGTGCCGGTACTCAAGACATCGCAAATGAACTGCTGCGGCTGCACAACGAAGGAATCATCAACCTCACTCCAGGCGGAGCACCGAACACACCAAGCGTTTATGCCGAAGTCGCAGCTGCCGCCCAGCAGGTAAACGAAAACCCTGAAGCGTTTGGAAGGCGTACCCCAGGAACCAACGCCGAGAAAGCGACGCAGGCAGCTGCATTCCTCAAGTCAGCCGAAGAAACTGGCGGCTTGAACGTGGCGGAGATCAACAAGCTTCTAGCAGACGGGGTCCTCACGACAGATCAGCTTGTGAGGATGATGCCTATTTACCAGGGCATCGAGATGGCGCAGCGTCAGCAGCTAGTTCAGGCAATGCGACAGGGTCGTGCTGATTTGGCTCAGCTCGCGCAGGCGTACACCTCTGTCATGGGAGCGACGGCGCGAATCCGCTCAAATGTCGGCAAGGCGCTTCAGGCAATCCAGGCGATTCCAAGCATGGACAGCATCATGGAACACTTCGCAAAGTTGAGCCCCGCTCAACAGCGTGTCGCCATGAACCAGATGGGTGAGATCCTTCAGGATCTGGTTGTCAATCCTGAGGTCGGGATGTACACCGCCCGTCGATTTATCGAATCGAATGCCATCAAGGGCTTCCGCATGGCTGCGGAGGTCTATCGGAACAGCATCCTTAGTGGCGCGAAGACCGTGGCAAAGTTTGTTTGGGGTGGTGTGCAGGCCATGTCTGCTCCTCTTGAACGTGCCGTCGGAAACGCTCTCATCGGTAATCCTGAACAGGCCAATCACGATCTGTTGACGTTCTGTCGATACTTCAGCGAAGCCAAGGACACCTTCAACATCCTGTGGAGTTCGCTGAAGGAAGAAGGTGACTCAATCATCACCGGACGCGGGAACATGGCGTTCGGTGAATACCAGCCTCGCCGAACTATTGCGTCCAACAGTTTCCTGTCTCTTCAATCGGTCGATCCCGTCACAGGAGGAACAACCCGTACGGCACTTGGAGCCGTAGTTGATTTCGTCGGTCAGGTCGTGAACATCCCCCTTCGTGCTCACGGCTCAATCAATGAAGTACTGTCCACGATCACGGCCCGTGCTGAAGCCGATGTCGTTCTCCGAAAGATCATTTCGGAACGCTCCGGCTTGCCGTTGTCCAGCTCCATTGTGTCAAGCGAGGTTGAGCGGCTGAAGGAGAAGCTGTTTGTAGACGGCCAGCTCTACACCAGGAGGACCGTCATTGAGCGTGCTGGGAAGATTGCGCGAGACAAGTACCTCCCAGGTGCGCTCCGAGACACCATTGAAGACGGGATTGTCACTCCGCTCGTGAACGAACACGTCTCAACTCTCGCATCAAAGCCAAGTACCGAAGAGCTCGCAAAGATTCGAGAGCAGATTACGGCGTCTCCTGACGTACAGAATCAAATCTCCTCCCTCTACGACCAAGCCGTCAGTAATGGAAGGCTGCGCTCCATTTCGGATATCAGCGCATCCCCTGATAAGCAAAGGCTCCTCCAGTTTATCTCTGCTGCTGGCGAGCGAGCAAAGTCTCACCCGCTGTTCCTTTCTGAAATCCAGCGGTACGTTGACCAGAACTGGGATGCGTACGTTGACGAAGAGTTCATGGGTGTCGGTGGTCAACACGCGCAGGCTGGCGGAGCGGATTACAAGATCCTTCAGCAGGCTTCCAAGGAAATCGAACAGCGCATCAGGAACCAGACCTGGCGTCGTGACTTGGATGAGATGTCGAAATCGGATGTTTGGGGCACAAAGGTTGTCGGGTCTGTTTCCAAGGGCGTGAACTCAATGGTTCAAGCCTGTCCGCCGCTTCAGCTAGTTGTTCCGTTCAATCAAACTCCTACTAACTTGTTGGCGTGGGTTTCTGATCGCAACCCGCTTGGCAGGAGCTTGGCGTGGTATCAGGCGGCAAAGGCCGGTGATAGGGAGGCTGCGGCTGAAGCAGCCGGCCGTCTTTGCACGGGTGGTCTGTTGTTCACCACGGGGGCCGTGTGCGCGGCAAATGGTGCCATTACCGGAAAGGGGCCGGATGATCCTTCGCTTCGGAAGCAACTCCTTGCTTCTGGATGGCAGCCGTACTCTTTCAAGTTCACCAACCCCATCAACGGGAAGGTCACCTACGTTTCGTACAACCGTTCCGACCCGACTGGCACGTTCTTCGGGCTGGTTGCAGACGCCTACGAGATTGCTGCGAACACCTACAACCCTTCTCCTGAACAGGTTGCTGGTCTTCAGAACGCGACTACAGCTGTCCTCTTGTCCATCTCAAATAACGTGACAGACAAGAGCTACCTTAGGGGTGTTGTCACCGTTCTTGGTGCCATGATGGGCAAGCAAGGCGAGGCGGACAAAGTGATCCGTCAGTATGCCGGCGCGGCTGTCCCCAACTTCCTAGCCCAGACCGAAACGTCCGCGATTGACGATGATGTCCGCGAGGCCCGCTCCGCACTTGATGCAGTCAAGGCGCGTCTCCCGTACTTCTCCGGGAACGTGGACAAGTACCGCGATGTCCTTGGCGATCCGATCAAGGGATCGGAGAGCGCGTGGTCCATGTTCCTGCCTACCTCAGGCACGGAGCGCGTCGATGACCCGGTCAAGCGCGAACTGGCAGACTCTCTCGTCAAGGTTGATGCCCCACGATCCACCCTTCCTGGCGGGATCGACCTGCGGGCCGTGAAGCTCCAGAGCGGGCAGAGCGCCTACGACCGTCTTCAGGAGCTCACCGGGCAGACTCGTCTCGGCGGACGGACGCTCCGGGACCAGCTTCAGGCTGTCATCAGCAGCCCGTTCTACAAGCAGATGCCTGCTATGGGAGTGGACTCGTTCGATAGCCCCCGCGTCGCCCTGGTCCGTGGGCACGTCAACCACTACCGCCACGCTGCCATGCAGCAGCTGATCCGGGAATCCCCTGAACTTGCCCAGCAGATCGCTGCGGCCCGTCAGCTCAAGTCCAGCCTCTACCGCTAAACCAACATGGCAAACTCATACGTCAACTACACGGCCACCGCCGGTCAGACGGTGTTCACCGGGGTCAACTTCCCTGGTGGACCCGCTCTCGCCACCACGCACATCAAGGCTTACGTCAACGGCGTTGAGCGGGCCTGCACGATCTCAGGGAGCCTGAGCAGCCCCACGGTGACGCTCTCCAGCGCCGCGGCGTCTGGGGACATCGTCCGCATCGCCAGGAGCACCCCGGCGACCGCCAGCACCCGTTTCGTTGACTTCAACGATGGCGATGTCCTCACCGCGTCCGACCTCGACAACGCCATGTTGAACTCGCTGTACGCGGCTCAGGAGGCGCAGGACACCGGCGGCGGGGCGCTGCCGTATGACGCGGTCATCGGGTCCTACGATGCTGGCAGCAAGAAGGTCATCAACCTCACCACGCCGACCAGCACCAACGACGCGGCCAACAAGACCTATGTCGATTCGCAGGTCAGCACGGCCATCGCCACCGCAGTGACCCTGAGCGGCACCCAGTACACCGCGAACAACAAAGTCCTGGCGAACCTCGCCACCCCGCAGAACCAGAACGATGCGGTCACCAAGGCGTATGTGGATGCCCTCAGCGTCTACGGCGGTGCCGCGGTGAGCCCGCAGTCGTGGACGTTTGCGGTGAACGGAACCACGGACTGGACCGATCTCGGCGGTGGCGTCGATCCCAGCAGTCGCTACCGCTGCACCACGCAGCTCTCGG